CCGTCGTCGACTATAGCAGAATGGAACGACTCAAACCTCCAGAAAATACAGTTATACCGCTAAACGCGAATACACTTTGTTTGTTTCTAATAATTGCGACCATAATTGGTCTTTATAAACGACGCGTCGATATTAGTCAAGACCGCGAACGACGTCGTATTTGATACACTCGTTAGGGTTGAGGTAAACGTCACGTTTCATAAGTTTCTTAAGTTGTTTATCAGGAATATTGGTTTTTTCTGTATACGTTTTCTTAACCATATCCATGAGTTTATCACACATTTTCATTTCATCCTTAACTTCCTCATATTTCCCCCAAAATCCACCCGTGGATATTTGGTGGATGAGAACGTGTGCATTTTTACCGATAAGACGTTCGTGTCCCCCCAAAAGGAGGAACGTTGCTGCCGAGCAGCACTCACCCTGTGCGATCGTGACGACCTTAACGCGAGATTTTTCGATAATGTTCATTGCACTCAGACCCGCGAATAAGTCACCGCCTCCACTACATATATGTATTCGAATAACGGGTTCGTACCCCATAAGTTCCGCCTTTTGTTTAAGAAGTTTGATTTCGAGTTTCTTAAACTCTTCTACAAATTCGAGAATATCCTCGTTCGTGATTTCACCGTAGTATAATATTTCGTTACCAATAACACGTGTGATTTTAAAATCCTCATCATCACCCGTGTTAGTGGTTGTAGACATTGTTATTAGTTTAACTTTCTATTTCTTCTTTAATCAACTTTTTTATTTTTGTAACTTCACGTTGTTTAAGTTTATTTTGTATAGCTAAATGATTCATTACATCAAAGTCTTGAGGTGTTAAATTATATGTTTTAAAATGGGAAACATTACCCTTTTTTGCATATTCCCTTAAAAGCATAAATTCACCTTGTCCCAATCCTATCGGTGATCTAACTTGTATACCTTTAATCTTTTGTTGTCTCATTTTTTGATTTCCATATTTAGTCCAGAATCGACCGGGTCGTAAACTTTCTGGATCAATTTGTTTAACGAAATATTTTTTTGGTATTTTTATAGCGTGTAATACAAAATAAGGCATTATATCCCAATCTCCATGATATATTTCCGTATCTAAAATATCTGCATTTGTTAAAGAGTTTGTTATTTTATCATAATTTTCTAATATTGCATCTGGAAAATTTTCTTCTATGATCGACCAAATATGTCCATGTTCGTGAATAGAGTCTGATATATTTATATCACCAGAATTACATAAAATATCCGTAACAATTTCTTTTGGTGTTTTAAAAATATCCTTGTCGTCTATATAGTTTAAATAATGAAAGTAGTTGTGAATATTACCTTTACATTTGTGTGCAGCTAATAAAGTATTAACATGTTTTGGATTAAGAGTAGCTATTTTTTCTGGTTTTAATCTTTGTATAATTAGAGTTGTAAAGTTTTCCATGAAATAAACATTTTTTGATGTAACTATTAATTGTTTATTTGTAACCGTATTACCATCAGAAACCGATTCTACAATATGTTTGTATGTATGTAAGTCTGAATCGTAATCTTCGATATATGCGTACATGTTTGATTTTTTGATTGTGTCTAAATATATATCTTTATTACGCATGGGTTCATCCCATATTTCTACACTATTAGTTTCATCGAGAACATTTTTCAGGATAAACGTTTTACCGCATCCAGATGTCCCACATAAAAAAACATTTTTACCTTCGTCTAAACATCGTTTTAAATTATTTATCTCATTGTCGCGCAGTGATAATTCATAACTTTTTTTTTGTTTTTTTATAATAACAAAGGAATCCATATGTCCGGTGATGATGATGACCTTACTAATCAAGCTCTAGATTTAGTTTTGAATAATGACGCACTTCAAAAACGTGTTATAGATCCTATCAAAAAGAAGTTATTCCCTTACGTTATGTGTATTGGATTCTTTAACTTGGCACTTTTTATTATGGTTGCTTATCTTTCGAATCGTCTTTCGGCGATTCTATAATTATTTTTTCTAATATAGATTTACGTTTATCCGATTCCGTTTTTAATTCTTTATCATCTTCATCACTATCTTCAGCCGCCGGTGTTTCTGTAACAACTTCCATTAACTCTGTTCTACGGCGTAATTCATTCATTAAATCACCTTTCAAACTTACGAGACCTTTACCTTTTAAATCTGAAATTTCATTAATACGTTGTTGTTTCCCTTCGATATCCGACTTTATAGTTTTCTTAGCCGATTTGACATTACCTCGTATACTTTCAAGTTCCTCTTTTAATTCGCGTTTTGCTACACCAGTAACCGCATCTTTTAACTTCGTTATAACTTTATTTTCTTGAATGGCTTTAAATGGTATTATAGGTTGTATATGCATAATTTCTGGTTTGAAGAATGCATTATCATCTGGAAATTCCTTTTCAAACGCATCTATCATTTTTTTAGGTACATTAGGTGATTGTTCTATTAAACGATCATATTCTGTTCGCATATTTTCAATCATATTTGTACCATTTAGTGTTCGTTCGGTAAGCGGGAGTGTAAGTTCAAGACGTATTGTTCGTGAAATTTTACCGTATTGGACAGAGGCAACTCTATGACCTTCCATGAGTTCATTAATTTTAAGGAATTGCATGATCGTCGTCGCAATGGCTGTGATTAAGTTTAAGCCACCAATAGCCGAAGGTACAAATGGTTGCACGGAAGGTGGAAATGTTTCCTGTGCAAAGTTAGCAGTACCGGTAACTGTACTTACAATTATGAGTGGTATAGTAAATTTCATACTCAAATTTTTAAATGAACAATAGGCTTGGTAGTGCATATACCTATAACACGCCGCGGCTTCGCCCCAGGCCTTTAATATTTTCTCCTGTTGTATGTGCCATATTTTTGGAAGTTTCTTTTCTTCGTTCATATTAATAGATATGAACATTATATTTTTTGTCCACTTGGTTTTTTTCGTTACGATGCTCGTGATACCATTTACCAATAATAAACAAAACTTAGAATTTTACTCACTTCTTGTACCATTTATATTTTTTCATTGGTCAGTTAATGATGATACATGTGCCTTAACACAACTCGAAATGGCGATAACTGGTGAAGAAAAAGATAATACATTTTTTGGCAAAGTTATGGGTCCGATATATGTAATGGATAATACAGATGCGAACAATTTATTAAAAAGTGGTTTATTTTTTCTTTGGTTAGTTGTTCAATTTAGATTACAAAGAATAGATCTCACTCCACTTAAACCCTTACTCGGTAAGAAATAATATTTGTATATACAAATGAAGATTAAGACAAAACAGAAACTCTTGGGTTTTTCATTAATTATACTTGCAGTTATTATAATTTATCAAATGCGTAATCCAATTATTGTGAGTAAAAAAGTACCAGTTCATATACCAATTCAAGTTCCAGTAGAAATACCAATGGAAAAAGAATACAGAAGTCCACCAATCAAAGAATATAAACCTGGTCATATTCAACAAATGGGTGTTCTTGTTGGTGAAAATGAAGAAACCTTACCTATATATGGAAAAGAAGTTCGGGGTAGACGTGATAGGTACAATTATTATACAACAACCCCAGGTGATCAGGTATATTCACTTCCTATAACCATAGATAATAGAGATTGTATGGATGATATTGGGTGTCAGGAAATATACGGTAACGAGTCTGTCTCAGTTCTAGGACAAACTGGTTCTTTCCAGGCTAAACTATACAGAACTGATAATTTTTTCTAAGTATATTATAAATGTCGGAAACGTACGATAATATTACACTCATACAAAGAATTTTCAGTTGTTTATGTTGTTTCATGATATCCATGAAACTTTTTAGTTTCCCTTTTAAACCACCCCCCATTTTGATGGGTTTATTACTCTCGTGTATCTCGTGGTGTTTTACTTCGTATTTAATAAGCATGGACACGAAAAAACGATTTGCTAAAAAAGATGAAGACAAAGAAGAGTGATTTTGATGTCTGATTATATATTTCAAACTTAAAAATCACGTATTTATTTGAAAGATAAACCGTATTTTTTTGTTATTATTTTTTTGGCACCTTCTAACTCTGGGTGACTCCATAAGAGCCAACGAGACCAAAACCCCGCGGTATAAAAACCTGTTTTACTCCAGTTTTCTTTATCGCTTTTAACAACGTCGAGCATATTTAAATGAACGAGTTTAGGATCTGTCTGTTTCTGAACCATATGAGGAACGTAACCACCGTGTCGAGTTACATATGAACGCATACGTAAAGGGTTACCGTGTTTTGTATAATCCGAATACCCTTTTGCACCAAAATCAACGACTCTCCCATTTTCAAAAGTAACTCTATACTTTTTATTAAAAAGTGGGCTTTTTTGTAAACGAACCTTCATTTATATTACTTAATATATTTTTCCCCACGAAGTTTTCTTCTTATTAATACCATTCCTAACGTAATTGATATTAACCAAGCCTGAAACTCTGATATTCCATAAGGTTCTTTGATCATAAACATATTTTATTATATACATTTATACTTTATTTTGTAATCTAGCGAGGGTGTAGTGATGATATAAATGAATAGCTGATAATGCAAGTGATATATATACACCTGGACTGCGCCTGATTTTTTTGTTTAATAGTATGAGTAATATGAGAAATATAAGAGTTAGTGTTGGTAGTGCAAATAAAACTTTTTGTGTATCGGTTAATCTGGGATCTTTATTCATTGTTTTACAATATATTAAGAATATATTTCCATGTATAAAATAATTCTATCTTCGTCTGACTGATTTTCAGCCCAATGTTTTTTACGAGCATTCATAATAATATGTTTACCATTTTCTTCTGTTATATCCCCCATTTCTGAATGGTGTAATATACACTTTTCGGGACACTTTATTCCTAAATGGTACGTGAATATATACTTTTCACCTACATTATCAACGTGTTCTTTTAAAACAACACCACCTTTCATAAGCGAAAATCCTGCAACGTGTATTCCCTTTATTTGTGAAAGTATAGCGAATGTTTTGGGACATATTGCACAATTACCTGGTACAGGATTACCGTCCCAAATAAGTGGCCAACTAATCCATTTATCAAAAACGTGATCTTGACCTCCCTTGAGCCAACCATGATTACCTTTTGCATATAAAGAAACAACTTCGTGCAAATGTTTTGACCCTTCCCACGATCCTTCCCACCTAGGTTCATCGCGTATGAATGTATTGGGAATTTTTTCAGATTCTTCCTGTAACACATGCACGTGATTTTTTAATTCTTTCAAGTGCATTTGTTATTATATACTAAAATTTAAAGATGTTTTCTACACACGGCTTTATATATGTCATGATCACCAACAAGTTCAAGTTTATCATTTTGTACAATACGTTTCGTAAATGGTCCATGAGTTCCATCCATACATTCCATACACATAGCCGTTATTTTGAAAACTTTATCGGCGAGTGGGATACAATCTATAATTTCACCGAATTTCTCCTGTTTATAATCACCATCTAAACCCGCTAAGAGTATAGTTTTATTGTCCATGAGTACCTTTTTAACAAATGATTTCAGACCTGAAAAGAACTGTGCTTCGTCCACCGCAATAACATCAACCATACTATAATCTACTTCTTCTAGATTATTAACTTTTAAACATTCGAATTTTGAATTATCATGTGTTTTTAAAACTTCATCACTTGATCTCGTATCGAGACTTGAATTTAATACGAGAATACGTTTTCCTATAACTTTGTACCTTTTTAAACGTCGTATAAGTTCAGTTGTTTTTCCCGAAAACATATTACCCATAATAATTTTTAAACTCATGATCTATTTTAGTATGAAATGTTACTTTTAAATATATTCTCAGGATATATTAGAACAATGTTCATTTATATATTATTTTTATTAGCTCTACTTTTGAACGTATTAATCGGGTATACGGCTTCGTATAAAAGGAATGTGAAAGAAGGTGAACCTGTATACGATTTAGGATTTAATCTATTACCAAATTTACAAAAATACGATCATTTGGGTGATTATGCGTTAATCATTCCTTTTTTATTTGTTCTTTTTTCGTGGAATTCATGGACACGAACTAAAAAGGGTAATTATTTATCGATGTTAATTCTTATGTTTTCATTTAGAGCATTGAGTAATTATGTTACGACCATTCCTTCATCTAAAGAATGTGAATTAAAACCCCCTTTTGGTTTTTGTAACGATTATATATTTTCCGGACACAGTGCTTTTAATATAGTGTCTTCATATCACATAGGATCACCTTTATGGCCTGTTTGGCCGGCGGTTACATCCCTATTTTCTATTGCGTCTAGAGAACATTATTCAGTGGACGTTGTTATTGCGTGGATTATTTTTGCCGCTCTTAAGTGTAAAATATAATATTTATATAAATTATATGGAATTCAATACATACGTTATAAATTTGGACGAGCAAAAGAAACGTTATGCAGCTCAAGAGAAAAAATTAAACGATGTTGGTATATACCCAACACGTATACCTGGTAATTATAGAAAAGATGTATCGAAAAGTATATACGACAAACACTTTCATTCATTTTATAAAAATTCCATGCCTGATTCGGTTATCGGAGCAACGTCGAGTCATTTAAAAGCCGTTCAATATTTTTTAGATAACGATACGAATGAAGTCGCGTTAATACTCGAGGATGACGCGTACCCACTTTTTGATAATGTCATGTACTTACGGGATAAACTTAATAACCGAGATTGGGATATGTTACTTTTACATTGTGATGGTTTATGTTCAAATAAATGGACGAGACCTAATATATTTACGGGGTCTGCTGCGGCTTATTTTATAACACGTGAAGGAGCACAAAAAATATTGAATCATAAATTTAGAACATATGTGGATATTGATACAAATAATATTAAAAATTTAAAAAAACGGGTCGATAAAAAAAGTTCATTTTGGACAGATGAAGAAGTTATTATGAGTGGAGAAAATGGTATTACTAGAGATGATTCGGGTACCACCTGTCCATCTATATTTAAATTTGTGTCTCCATTTATTATGAGTAGAGGTGAAAAAACATTATGCCACGTTAAAAATTATAAAGCGTTAAAAATTCCTTATATAGAAAGAAATGTAACGGTTAGTGAAATTTTTATTTACATTTGTATTTTATTACTTTTAATTGTAATAAAGAAATCGGTTTATAAATAAATAAAAAATGTCTGAAACAACTCTCCAAATTAAACGATTAACACTCGATGCTATTTTACCGACACGCGCATCACCTGGTTCTGTGGGTTATGATTTGTATAGTTTAAACGATATGGTTATACAACCAAGTTCGCGAGAAATTGTTAGTACGGGTGTATGTGCAACTGTACCATCTGGGTGTTATGGACGCATCGCACCACGATCTGGTTTATCTGTAAAATATGGAATTCACGTTGGTGCGGGTGTCATCGACCCTGATTATACCGGTGAATTGAAAGTTAACTTATTTAATCTCGGGACTATTCCTTACGAAATTAAACAAGGTGAAAGAATTGCTCAATTAATTTTAGAAAAGTGTATGACACCTTTTGTACAAGAAGTGAGTGAATTAAAACTAACCATGCGTGCTAATCGCGGCTTTGGTTCGACGGGTACTTTATAAATTTTTTATTTTCGTTTTAGTTACCAAACGCAATACCACCCATACCATTCTTAATCCTGAGAATGTTATAGTTGACCGCATACGCTCTAACCATGGCAACATTAGTAGCTGTAATTGCACCGGTAATTGTTATTTTAGCATTATCAATACGCGAAAAGTTTAAGCTCCCTGTTGGTTGAGACTTGTTCATGGTAAGACACATTGGCCATGTATATATCTGTTCTTCATAAATTGTATTATTAAGTATAGAGCAGTGTCTCGATGGAACGACATTTCTATGGTACTCGCCTGACATATTTTCGAAGAGTGGTGCTCCATTAATAAACATGGATGCACTTAGGAAACTATACACGGTAGTGTCTCTGAGACCAGCTGTTATGTGAACGGCTTTTACTGGGTGATTGAAGTATGTAAGATCTATGGATTTGTCCGTATCGGTCATTGGTTGAAACTGTGTTTGTGTGATAAGAATTTCGTGTTCCTGTTGGGAAAAGAATTCTCGTTCATCGGTATCGAGGAATATATAGGAACCGTACACTTTTGGTGGTAACGATGGAGCAAAAGTTCCATTTCTACACTTAATTCGAATTTCAACTTCATGATATTGAAGACCGACAAGTGGTAGCGATTTAGTCCAGTCTTCGCTAAAAAAGAATGGGATCACGTAACTCCCTGTAGATGCATTATCACCTGTATCTTGAGTAGTTACGGCACACGTCGCCTTCGCTTGTGATTCATTATATAACGTATTGTGTACGGTATTAATGAAAAGTGAATCCAGTTTTGTAACTTCCTGACCACCGATCCACAAGGAGAATTCGGTTGGAGAAGTGTCATCCGATTTCGTATTCGAGGATTTAAAAATGGAATTATCGCTATCGTTACTGTTGATATTAGCATTTTCAATCCAGATGTAGCTTAAAAGATCACCCTTGGATTTAATTGGGATAGAAACTTCATTACTTGAGTTGAATGTACCGATGTAATCGAGACGTTCTGGTTTAATAGAAAAATTAGTGTGACGTTTATAGTTTTGTCTGAAAAAAGAAACTTGGGGGTCGCCTGTGATATAGACATCTTGGGCACCGACCGATACGAGGTCAATCAAAGCAGCTGACATATTTATTAATATAGTATATTAAAAAAATTGAGCTATAACGTATTAAGAAATATGGTTGTTTTTCAAGCTCTTACATGGGAAGCAAATGATGACCAAGATGATAATAAGCACTTGATAAGTATATTTGGTAAAACGCGGGATGGAAAATCCGTCTGTCTTACTACCGAATTTAAACCTTACTTTTACGTTAAACTCCCGCGCCAAGATTCGAAATCGTGGGCTTCTATATGGCACAATAAAATATGTAAACTTTGTCCTGACTTTAATATCGAATACGACATAGTTATGTCAAAGGATGTATGGGGATTTCAAAACAATCAGGAGTTCAGTTTCATGAAAATTATATTCCAAACTTTATCTGAACGTAGAACTACTTCGTATAAAATTAAGAGAACTTTACCTGGTGAAATTACTAAACTAAAGGTATTCGAGTCTAATTTAGATCCCGTCCTGAGATTAATGCACTTGAGTGGTATACAGTCCACTGGTTGGTTGGACTCGGGTGATGATTGTGAAGACAATAATATTGCAAACGTTGACATTGATAAATTCTGTCCGAATTGGGAAAAATTAAAACCGGTTGATAACCCCGAAACGGCACCGTTCGTTGTATCTTCTCTCGATATTGAATGTAATAGTTCCACTGGTAAGTTCCCTGATGCAAATATAGATGGGGACTGTTGTTTTCAGATCGCTGTATCTCTTTGTACATTCGGTAAAGATGTACCCTATGACAAGACCTGTTTCTGTTATAAAAAAACAGACGATGATTTAGAAGGTTGTAATATACTGAGTTATCCAAGTGAACGTGAAATGTTAGAAGCGTTTAGTGTTTATGTAAAAAAAATGGACATTGATATAATAACCGGTTGGAATATATTTGGTTTTGATTTACATTATATTATTACTCGCGCTAAGAAGTTAAAGTGTAGTTCTAATTTTTTTAATATGAGTAAATTTCGGGAATATACGTGTAGTATAAAACCAAAGAAGCTTTCTTCGAGTGCCCTGGGTGATAATGAACTCAAATTATTACCTTTACCAGGTCGATTTGTTTTTGATTTATTTCACGAAGTAAAAAAGGGTTATAAACTTGATTCGTATAAACTTGATAACGTATCTAAATTATATTTGGGTGATAATAAAATAGATATGCCCATTAAGGAAATGTTTGCGCGTTTTATAGAAGAAGACCCCGTAAAATTACGAGATGTCGCGGAATATTGTATAAAAGATACTTTATTACCACATAAACTTTTATCTAAGTTGTGTATACTTATAAATTTACTCGAGATGGCAAAAGCGACATGGGTACCTCTTTCTTACCTGGTAGAAAGAGGTCAACAAATTAAAGTGTTTAGTCAACTTACTAAAAAAGCTAGGGAAATGGGTTACATTGTCCCGACAATTGCATGGGGTGAAGGTATGGTAGAAGGATACGAAGGTGCGACCGTTCTCGACGCTCAAAAGGGTGCATATTACACGCCTATAACTGCACTTGATTTTGAAGCGTTGTATCCTTCGATAATGATGGCACACAATTTGTGCTATTCAACACTCATAATGGATCCTAAGTATGAAAATAAGAATAATTATCCCGATTTGGAAATTGAAACCTTTGGTAAATTTAAATTTGTACAAAATGTACCCAGTTTATTACCAAGTATTTTACTCGAGTTGAAACAATTCAGAAAACAGGCAAAGAAAGATATGGCGAATTCGACGGGATCTCTTCAACAGATGTATAATGGTAAACAATTGGCATATAAAGTATCCATGAACTCTGTTTATGGTTTCACCGGTGCATCCAAGGGTATGTTACCATGTGTACCAATTGCGTCTTCTGTAACTAGAAAGGGGAGAACGATGATTGATGATACAAAAAAATACGTCGAGGAAAATTACCCGGGTGCAAAGGTAAGGTACGGTGATACCGATTCTGTTATGGTTGAATTCGATGTCGGTGAACGTAAAGGTGAAGAAGCTATAAAGTATAGTTGGGAACTTGGTGAACGCGCGGCGTCTGAGTGTACACATTTATTTAAAAAACCAAACAATCTTGAACTTGAGAAAGTGTATTGTCCATATTTTTTGTATTCAAAGAAAAGGTATGCGGCGAAACTCTGGACACAGGGTAAAGACGGTAATATGAATATGGACTATATAGATGTTAAAGGTCTCCAATTAGTTAGAAGAGATAATACACCACATATGCGAGAGGTATGTAAAGAGTTACTTGACGTTATTTTAGAGAGTAGTGATACAGGTCCCCCTAAATCACTCGCTATGCAACGTGCAATAGAGTTATTGGAAGGTGAAGTACCTAACGAAAAATTAATACTTTCACAACAATTGAGTGATTCTTATAAATCCGAAAATCTATCGCATGTCCAGGTTAGAAACAAGATGCGGGAAAGGCAACCAGGCTCGGAACCACAATCCGGTGATCGTGTTCCATATATTCTTGTAAAAACCCACGATCCACGTGCAAAAGCTTATGAAAAAGCAGAAGATCCAATATATGTCAAAGAAAATAATTTACAGGTAGATTACCCTTATTATTTTTTGAATAAGTTTTTGAATCCCGTTTGTGATTTAATAGAACCTTTATTTGAAAATGTTAAGGAAGAAATATTTGGAGAACTTATAACAAAAAATAAACCAGGTAAAAAAAATAAAAATGTAAATGATCCTAATCAGAGGAAAATTTCAGATATGTGGGCAAAGGTAGTTAAAAAATAAAAACGTTTAATTGTAAGTGTAGTCATGTATTTACCATTAAACATCAAAGAAGCTATAGACGAAAGTATAAAAATATATTCTAATAAAGTTCTTAGTAAAGTCTATACAAAACTTTTATCAAAGAGACCACATATTGAAAGTCTCCTAGATTTTAAAACTGATGAAGCATGTCACAAAGATATTATATGTGATATGTTAAGTTTTAATACTATAAAACAAATTAAGAATGATATAGAAAAACACTCTAATAGAATTATCTATGCTACCTTAGAATCGTGGTCCATAATTACTAAAATACCTTTCAATACGATAAGGGATTGTTTAGACCATGATCCTATATGTAGAGGAATAAAAGGTGCAAATAGTAAAAATAACAAATACACGCATGGTTGTTATTGCATGTCTCCCAAACAAGAAGGTTGTGGTGATTATTGTAGCAATCATAAAAGCCAGAATATTTCCGTTGTTAACGGACAAGATACAAACAAAATAGTATTGAAAAATATGAAAATGTACGATGAGAATATTTCTGCAAAAGAAATAGAAGATAATCCATTCGATTATTTATGAAAAATAGTTTAAAGTTTTAGGTACATGTCTATAGAATATGAATAAATCTACTATATTATTACATTCTATAGACACTTTTTATAAACATGAAAATAATAGAGATATTCTTAATCAGATACTAAACAAATCTGGTGGTATATCATTACGTAACCTCGAATGGTTTATTACAAACTATTGTAAAAAAAATAATTTATCATATAAAACGGGTGATGGTAAAATATTTAGTGTTCATTGTTCGTATAAATCTAGTTTAGATGGCTATAGTAAAAAATTATTTGATCCATTTTGTCGATCTTCTAAAATAGATTATATAATACCGGGTACAAATAATAAAATTAGTACAACTATCGCACAGTTAAATTTTATTAGATGGTGTATAAAAAATAATATTATTGACTACATAAAAGAACATAAAAAACAATTATTTAATAAGCAAGTGACATGAAACCATTTTCAAAAGTAAATGTTTGATAACCAACATAATACATATGAAGGTTATATGTATCTGTAAGATTAGGAACCATTTTTACATCCAAAGTAGTTCTATTTGAACGTAACTGTGTAAAGTCCAAGCTTCCCGATGATTCCACATTAATCGGATTCATCGAGAATGCATACGTGTATATATTCCTGAACGGTCTAGATAAACGACTTGTAAATGGAACAGTGTATTTAAAATACTTATGATCACTATCTTGAATATTTGGTACATTTTCTCCGTTTACGTGTATTTTAGCAGAATGCATTGGTGGGTAAAAGAATTCGTTTAGTATAGTATAAGTATCTTGCGTAGACATATTATACCTGTTATGAAAAGTATATAAACCATCTATAGTTGTATTATCTTGACTCGGTTCTCGAGCTATAGTCTCGTTTTCAAATTTTTCTTTTCTAATAAACCAATTTAGTGTTTTAACGGGTATATTTGCAACTATTTCAATTTTTTTATCAACTTCACCCGGGTTTATTTCTAATGTAGGATGTTTTTTAACAATATCTGTTATAAAATTATATTTATTATTTTTAATGTAAACTTTTTCGCTTGGGTCTATTGATATTTCTTCGGTAACTATATCGAAAGAGTCTAATGATATATTACTTGGGTAATCCGTGAAAAAAGATTGTGGGTTAAACTCGATTTCGAATTCTATTTTTTGTTTGTGTATAGCACACAATGGGAAATAAGGTCTATTTGGTTTATTTGTTTCGTATTCGTCACTTTCATATTTTCGCGAAAAGAAAAATGGTATAGGTATGAAAACCTTTGATTTATTTCGCGATAGCTTAATGTTTGATATAGATGTATCTTCTGCGATATTTCTATTTATGGTATATCTTTTGGTTCTTTTTTCGGATTCATCAAGATATAATTCGTCATAAATAATACCCCAATCTGCGTGATACTTTTCAACTATCATTTCATCAACTCGCATTGTTATGGATTTAAACAAATGTCTTCCGACCTGATCTGTATAGTTATAATCTGGATTTGCACCCGAGTTATCAATTGTTAGCGTTGGTAATTCTAACGATATATACATATTAGATAGAAGATCGCCCATATTTCTTGGGTTTAAAGTGACTTTTATTGTTTTGTTAAACGGCCATGAAGGTGAAGCATCGCCCGGTTTTATAACTTTAGTACTTTTATGAAACTTTGTGAAATTTGAATGTTGTTTTAAATTGTATTTAAAGAAGGACTTTTCTGTATCATTTTCGATAAGGTAAGTATCTTGTTTTCCTATAGCATTTAAAGATATTATTGCTCCTGTATTCGGACCTGATACTGCGTCGCACATACTATTACTTACGTATATATTTTTTAAATATCTTCTTCATAAAAACTTGGTATAGGTCTATCCTTATCATAGTTTTTTTTAACGTATTTACATAATTTTTGAAACCAACTATTGATATCCTTTTCCGATAAAGAAGGTACCTTGTTAAAATACTTAAACTGTCCACATTCACGTCTACGGAATTGTTCATGTGTGATTTTTTTATTTTCATATTTAAAACAACTATAACAGAGTTTTTGAGCTTTTAGTTTATAAACTTTGTAAAAAATTATATTATTGTAACAAAATAACGATGATATATTTTTTTTATAAAATCTAACTAAATCTCTTACCTGCCAATTATTACTTTTTACATAGGGTTGAAGTGGATTATCACATATGTAACATCTACCTTTACATTTAATATTAATATACATAAAAGAAAAACAATTTATTCTTTTATGTACTATAATGAAGTTAGACAACCGGATGGAACTAGTGTTATAGGTATAAATTACGACGAAGAAAGACCAAATATATTGGAAGTTTTACCTACTATAGAAAGTCAACAACAACAACAACAACAACCTGAATACCAAATATTCAAATTGGATATTGTATATTGGCTGAATTTATTTATTGTTATAATGAGTATATATTATACACTTATATATGATAATATTATATCTATATTTAACTGTTTAGCATGTATATTACCATTACATAGCACACAAAATAATAATATTTACGGTATTATTGTGTACGCAGTATATATTATTTTTACCATGTTATTAACAGCGTTTTTGGGTATATATGAATATATATGGTATTATTTTATCTGTAATGTTATAATTATGTGTATTTTTTTAACCTCAGTTACAAAATACGTAATGTATATCAGGAATCAAAATCAAACCATAAATGAACATGTTATATGAAAAAAAAGACTTGGATATTGCTAGAGGTCTATACAAAAACCAACCGGAAAAATGTGAACAATTTGTCAGAAGTATTCATAAGCTTAGAGAATCTCATAAAAAGTACAATGATAAACGAGAGAAAAGTAAAATAGTTTTTTTAGATATGGTTCCAGATAAACATATAGTAAATAGACATAAGAATATTACGTGTCAGGCTATAACAATGAGTGGTAAACGATGTTCTTTTAAATCATCATGTGGAATGTATTGCAAAAAACATAATAATAGTCATAAAAAATAATATATTGTTATAATAATAATGTTAGATCAAGAAACACTCAGACCCGTTATAATATCAATGGCACTTTACCTCGCTATATCACAAATTATTCCAGAAATTCTTAAAAAACCAACAAATATAGGACCCATTGATGAAATTGTTGCCATGTTAATCGCGCAAAAGGGGTCACTCACTTCCGGAGCTATTCTCACTGGACTCATTATCTTTGTCACTAATTACATTAACGATGAATTCTTGTAAAATATTTTTTTTACATGTGAGCATTCGGGTTTTCGTATGATCCATATATCTTATTTTTTTATTGTAAGCATCGACCATAAATTCCATGAGTTGGTCTACACTGGGTTTTCCCCACTGCATACCTTCTTTGTATAAAAAATCATCTCGTGGTATTTCTTGTAAATCACATTTAATAGTATAAGGTGTTTTTATATATTCTTTTGCCCCACCATAATCTGTTATTATGACCGGTTTGTTTCTTATAGCAGATTCTACTGCACCCATACCAACACCTTCTGATGAAGAGAAGCTTACATAACAATCTGATTTACTATGTATATCTTCCATAACTTCGTCAGATACCAGGTCGTTTATAACAGTTACGTTTGGTAAGTTTATATTAACGGGTTGTTTACATGTAGCTTTAACAATTAATCTAGAGTCTGGTTTATTTAATCGTAAAAAACACTCTAATATTTTATTAAAATTTTTACGAGGATCGTGTACATTACCTATATGATAAAATGTATACGGTCTTTTATCGGGTATATGCGCGTGTATTACAAAAAAATGTTTATTTGGAAATTGCCTTTTAAAAATTGTTTTACAATATTCACTTGGTACTGCAATTTTATCAAATAAATCAAAAAGATTACCGTAATCTTCGTGTACTGTTTCTGTTTCGCATACCGTCATACACGTCACATGTTTTACTTTTCTTTTAATTTCTGGTATTTTGTCTAACCAATACTTTACGGGAAGTGCAAATATAAATGCATATTCAGACTCTGGTATTTCATCGTGTATTTCTAAATATTTAGTGTGTTCATCGGTGGGAAAAAGGTCCATGTATTTTTTACAGTGTTGACCTATTCCACTCAGGAGAGTTGGACCTATGAATAACATTTAGTATAAAGATAATATTTCTTTTATATATATTACGCGATGGACTCTGTCAGAGAAAAAATTGAACATGCTATGCAACGACCAAAAATTCACAAAACTGAAATATATGGTATAATTAAAGAAATTGCCGACATTATTAAGGCACCAGCTCCAGCTCCAGCACCAGCACCAGCTCCAGCTCCAGCTCCAGCTCCAGCTCCAGCACCAGCTCCAGCTCCAGCTCCAGCACCAGCTCCAGCTAAAAAAGCTGCTACACCAAAGAAAACACCAGCTAAAAAAGCAGCCGCTACTCCAAAGAAAACACCAGCTAAAAAGTCGGCTGCATCTGCATAGGCACCGGTTGTGAAACCTTGCGATTT